GGCGCCGCAAGTTCAACATCCTTGAAATGTAAATAAACTGACAAATCAACAGTCTGTTGGCTTGAAGCTCCAGTTCTCAAAGGACTAAACACCTTAAGATACCAACTGCCCCAATCAACACCATCATTAGTTTCTATGGTGGCGTAATCGGTAGTGGAAACATATGGAATCTCCATAATAGCAGTGGCATCTCTGGCATCAATCATTGGACCTGGAAGAGTGGAAAAAGACGCCCTGGCGTAAAGACGCCAAACAGGATCTAAATTGGGAGCAGTAACAGGAGAACCAATGAACGGAATAAACCAAATCTAAGGGCACCTGCATGAAATGGTGTAGAATTAATCACAACACGATAAACAGCAGTGGCCCTAATGAAATTGAAACCTTTTAACTTCTCCATCCACAATGGATTATTCAAAAGATCATAACGAACACTACTTGACGTTATTGTGTAATTGGAAACATCAGTAGCATTCCAACGAGCGCTAACCACCTGAGCGGGCTTGGCCAAGAAATCCAAAATTGATTGGTCCCTGACAGGATACAAATTGGATCTCTCTTGCTTGCTTATGGTGGTATTGGCAACCACGTTGGTTGGATCTGAAAAAGTGGTGGTCCCAGCCAAAGTGACGTCAGAGGATTCGCGATTGGTCGAATTAATAGTTTCGACCGGACTAAGGGAATTGTTTGTAGTTGAAGCAGATGAAACAATGTCCCACAGGCAGTCACCCAACTACTCTGTGGTAAGCTGGCTACTCTATCTTTCGGTGTCTCTCCGACGTAGGATTGAGTGGTAACGGTAAATACCGACACGTCTTGAACAACTTTGGCACTACTCCTAAACCGACCAGCGATTTATGGTATAAGGGAGCAAGATCCTAAAGTTGAGGTATCTGTTGGGTATAGAGGTATATAGGAATCACCTCAAACTCAATAGTTCATTTCACAACCACGCGCTTTTTCAAGCGAGAGGCGGAAATTAACCATTGGAACACTCTCCAAAGCTTCTAACGTAGCACTTCGAAGTCTGGTAGAGAATTCATTGTAGTAATCCTTTCCATGGAATGACGCTTCCATAAGAGCGGTGTCAACAGTGGCCATGACATCTTTCTTTGTGCAACCTTTCTTGGTCCAGTTGCACATCTCCTCAATTGTGGAGATCTCCAGAGGGGCATCCCATCTATTAGCAGCTTCATCGTATTTGAACGCTCGCTTCAAGAAGGTGCACTCTGTGAGTGGTCGGTGTTTGAAATCATTACTGAGCGACTTCGACTCATCGGTGTAAACCATACCGATCTTTTTCATTTCAACAGTGAAAGACTCTTGGTCGAGAAACTCAGCCCATTCATCCGAAACACACATGCCATTATCATCACCAAAAACGATGCATCGGACATTAGTGTTGAAATCTGACATTGCATTCATACGGCTCTTATAGAGCCCTTTATTAACCACTATATTGACCGCAGCATAGCGAATCAACATTAGGTTGCAAAGAGAATTCAGGATGGTAGTTAGGAAATTTCCACTAGGGTTACTCCCAAACCACTCATATGAAAAAGTTTTACCGTCTTTAACGGCGACATGTTTGGAATTGACAATATCCTCAAAAAGAGCAGCACGAACTATGGAGTCTTGCGGCTTATAATCTGGGGACGACTTGTAAAAATCTTCAACAATGTCTAGAGCCCTGTACATGAAAGCAATAGGAATAGAACCATCATAAGCGGAGTAATCTCCGAAAATACACTTTGAGCCAACGCTCTGCAAGTGTCTGGTCATGAAACCCCACTCAGAGGAGTAAGGGTTAACACCTATAGCCATCTCATTGGTGATTCGCCCTGACATACAAGCACGGACGAAATCACCAAAGTACATACGGCAGATGATCAAATAATCAAGAGGGCTAGCACTAATGAGACGAGTTTTGCCGTCAATGACTTTTTGAATTGGTCTACGCTCATCTTTAAGGTAATCTGCATACTTAACGTTCATGCGGAATCCCTGTTCGAGCTTAACGATACTTTGTGAGATAGAGTTCTTCAACTCAATACACTTCTCACTGGAGAAATCGTAAATTCCATCAGTTCCAAACCAATCACGCTTACCCTTAAGGTTAGTGTGAAGAGAGAATGGGAAACCAGCACTAGTGTTTCGAGGAATTCCTTCAACGAATTGAACACCAGGAATACCCTGAACGGCTTCTTGGAAAGAGAAGAGGCGAGAATCCCACGGATCATCACTCTTCTTGCTGTACAAAACCATCTGAGACACATTACTGCCAACAATATCAAGAAGGTCTAAATCAATACAGCGTTGGAAACGACTATATTTGGATCTGGCATTGGCCCAAGGATCCATCAAACCGTTTCCAAGTCAAGAGATCGCAACATAGTTGGTGCGCACTTTGGTTCATTGAATTTACCATAAAGTGGGCTCCTAACCACCATGTTGCTAGTGGGAAGAGGGAGATTTTCAAGTGACTCAGCGACAATAAAATTATCACCCATCTGTGCGTCAACGTCTGGCGCATCATCCAATGTGTAAACAGGAGCTTCACACATCAAACAAACAGCTTCAATAGCCTCATAATCAATACGGGTGGCATAACCGAGATTCTTCTCGTTACCAGCGACATGAATTCCAACAATGATTGGCTTACCAGCTGTTGGACCTGTCACAAAGAGGAGACTTCCGCAATCTCCTTTACGTGTTGGGAGATTGTACTTAAACGAATCCCCAGACTCGAAAGGGTGGTAGCTGATGGAACCGGCAGGATAAGCTTGGGTACACATAAATGTGAGATCTTTGCCATCTTGCTTGACCAGCATTGCATCAAACTTACTGCGAGTGGCGTCCTCGCTGATGGGCTTGAAGCAAGAACGAATGTCTGGATGACTAGGGATGATGGAAGGGACGATGCAATAAAACATGTCAGTCTCTTTTTGATCATCATCACGAACATCCACAACGTCCAAATCGTCGAAATTAATTTCGAACCCAATGGAAGGGGCTGTGCATCTCTCAAAGACGATTATGGGGTTTTCACCACACAATCCATCATCAATAAAGGTTTGCACAGCATGGAAGAAGTGAGCCGGAGCGACAAAAACTCGAACCTTAACGAAGATAGCATAAACTGATGCATCAGGAAATCCTTGACAATACATTTTGTAAACGCTGCGCTTCATGATCTTGCGAGCTCCATTAACG